TATAAACAGGTCCTTCACTAACTCCTGTAGTAAGAAGCATTAAATCTTGAGAAAAAAGATTATTATCAGCCTCAAAATTACCTCCTGAACCTCCTTTTCCTCCTTTGTGTCCACTTACCTCAAATACTTTCATTCTTATCTCCACAATCCAGGAAATAGATTACCAAAAGTTCTTTTCATTATATAATCAGCTGTTCTTTCAGGACCTTTATCCAAAGTTCTAATTTCTCCACTTAATAGATGTCCTGCTACTCTATGTCTACCATATACTATAGGTATAGGAGTACCTGATGCTAAACTATGCTGTAAAGGTCCAAAAGAATCATTTGCTCTTGCAGCTTTGTCTCCGTTACTATCTGGTTTTGGGGGTTTCATAATTTCTTGCATTACAGCACCGACCATCATACCTACTCCAGCTCCTATTAACATGGTACCAACAGTAGTAGATATACCACCTGCTGCAACCGCTGTACCAGATACTGCTACCCCGTCTACTATTGCTGCCCCTAAGCCTGGAGCATAAATTGCTACAGCTATAAGTGCTGCTCCAATAAGAAAAGTCTCAAGACTGCTTTTACTACCTGCAATTATAGGAAGTAAACATAGTTTAGCGCTTTTAATCTTTTTAGAAAAATAGTCTTGAAAGGTTAATATTTTATTATTAACTAAATCAACTATACTAAAATTATCATTAACTTGTTTATTTCTAATTTGATTAATAATAACTTTTAAATTAGGAAAAGTGGCTTCAAGAGCAGAAATTAGTTGGGAATAGGTAGAGACATCAAAAGTCACCTCTCTAACTTCGTTAGTATATTTTAATAAACTTTTATGAAAACGTAATTCTACTTTCATGATAACATTTCTTCCTGTAATTTTTTAAATCTTGTACTTTGAATATCTTTATCATACCAATAAACAAAAACATCATCCTCCCAGCCTACTAAATAAGTATATTCTTCGTCTGCAATCTTTTTTCCATCTAAGATTGAAGGAGTCGGAGCTTCATCAGGATGTGAATGAAAAAATCCCCAACAATTATCTTCATATTCTAATAAAGCTAGAGGATCTAATATAAAACTATTTATAGGGTCTTTACTCATATTCTTACAAGGAATATATTTAAAATCTCTTGTAATAATACCACATGCTTCGTTTGGATACTCTTTTAAAGAGTGTTTTTTAAACTCTTCTTTTAAAAATCGAAGTTTTTCCATCTATATACCCCCATTGTATATCTTTTGTACCATTTTCCATATGGAGAAATCCAAGAAGTATGATCTACCATAGTTTGTAACATTTTATTATTACCAATATACAAAGCACAATGATTTGCTATATTTGAACTTCCTATATTCATTAATATTATATCAAAAGGTTGTAAAATGTCAACCTCTATGAAATTATTTTTTTCATTTTGAAAGAAATTTTCCATAACTCTTTCATGAGTTTTATTATACCAAGTTTCTTCTACTATATCACAGTGATCCCATGTATGTGTATTAAAATCTTCACCTGTTTGATCATAAATTACTTTAGCACACAAATTACCACAGTCTATACCTGATTTTAAATCGTTTCCTAAATGTCTATAAGGTATTCCTAAATAATTAATAATCCATTCAGGCATGGTGCTTATAGCTTTTTCATATTTATTGCGGTAAATTTCTTCCTGTTGCAATGAATCCCCCAAAATGAATTTGATTATTTCTTAACTTACATGCTTCATAGTTTTTAGCACAAACATCTTGTGAAGCGTCTGCTACTGTAGCATTATTAACACTAAAAAACCCGTTAGCTGATTTAGTTTTTCCAGTAGGATATCCAGATATACTACCCGTACCATCGATTGGATACTGGCACTCTTCTCCTTTATAAACCCATTGACAACTATTCTTGTAAAAGCGTCTTTTAGGTAGTACAAACTTAAAATACTCTAACCAGTTACTAAGACTAAAAGCTCCTACCTGTCTATTTAATCCTGCTAAACTTTCTATTTTAAAAATATCTTCTACATAAGAATGGGGATCTCTATTTGGATTTACTATATAAATTTTATCTCCTATAATAGTATCAATAGAATCCTCTAGTTGTAAAAAGTTTCCTCTAACTTCTCTGACAATAGAGTGTTTTGTACTACTTCCGGCTACTATCACATTATCTCCAACTCTATATGGTAACGAAGAATAAACTTCTACTACGTTTGCTCTAGTCTCTCTAACCGTACTATATTCTGGCCAATAATCTAAACAAGCAGAAAAAGTAGTTTTTACTTCTACTATTGCTCCTAATAAATCTCGTGAATCTTGTTTTAGTTGTTGCCAAGTGCCGTTAACAGCTAATGTTTGCTCATATGTAAAGGCTGAATTAGATTTTCCTGCATAAACACTGTTTAATACGTCTTCATCATAGTCTGCATGAGTTGGGTCTGTTCTAGGATCAATATTAGACACTACCTGACCTCCAACAGTAGCAAATACTGAATTAGCGGTGTTGTTACCTGAAATAAATGGATTTTCTACTACAGATGCGATTAAATTGTCAAAGTTAGAAATTTCAAGAGTAGTCTGATTAACTCTACCGTCTGATGATACATCTACCCCACCGAACTGAATTGGATAAACTAAATATTCTACACCATCGTGATGGGCTCGATAGTCAATGTCAGATAAAAAATCTCCTTGAATAGAGGCAAAATGGTAAGGAAAGTCTACAGGCCACGCTAATCCTTCTCCGCCATTAGAAGGGTTTCCATATTGATTTGGCGGATAAAACTCTCCAGGATAATAAACAGAGATTAATCTAACTAAAGGAGATTGTTCTGTGGCATTTTTAAAAGAAGCAAACCCTGTCTCTGCAATAGAATCGACAGTTCTAGAATAAGAGCTTGAAGTTGAAGAATATGCGGGCTGAGTAAAAACAAGATCACCAAAAGATAAATTAGTATTACCATTTCCCAAAATTACAGATTGTATACTAACCGATTCTGATTCTGTAAAAGTGTGTAAAGTGTTAGCTACTTTTACTTTGATTTTACTATTAGATCTATCAACATCAACTATTCTTCCTTCTGTAGAAGAAGTACTACCTACAACTACATTACCAGAAAAATAGTTATCTAGGTTTCCTCCAGATAAGGTTAATGTATAATCATAAACTCGAGTAGACATTAATCAAATACCTCAACTAAGTTAAAACTAACTGTATAAAAATTATCGATAGGATTAGTTCCTGCTGATAGTACTTGCTCAATTTGTAAGTTTCCGTCAAATCTAACTGTGACAGTTCCAGGTTCATTAATATGTGTTAGTTCGAATAAAAATGCTTGAAAACCTCCAGATCTTGCTCTGTAAAACTCTTCAATAGCAGATTTTACAATTCCCGTAATATTTGTATAGCTAATAGAGTAGTTTCTTTTAGGACGTCGACTTACTAAACGCCTTTTTTCATACCCAGCTTGAGACTCAGCAATACTATAATTGTAGTTTTCTTCATAGGAAATACCTGATCTATCTGGTTTTCTATCTGCCATAGATTCTAATCTAGAAATTGAAGTTTCTTTATTAAAAGTAGTAATAGATAGGGTATCTATACCTCCAGAGGGATCTGCAGCAGTATTAGAGTAAGGAATAGTTCCTGCAGCATCAGATCCTATAGTTACTCCTTGAGTACCTAAAGTAGAAGAAGGAAAAGTAAACTCACTTGTATTTTGAGTAACACCTCCGATGCTAATTATTATATCGTCTTTTACATCTATCTTACTATTTCTAGGAAGTGCAAAATTTAGTTGACTTCCGTTTATAGCATAACTATTAGAACCAACACTAACATTAGATCCTGAATATGTAATAGATTTAACGTCTGGAAAACTTCTTAAAATTTCCATAGAAGGAGGTATTCTAATTACTCTTAGCTCTACATCTAAGCCTGCACTAGGTGGTTCATCAAAGTTAATTGTATTTCTTAATGAAGCACTTAAAGCGTTTATATTACTTAAAGTATAAGCATTAGTAGATTGAACTACGCCATCGATAATAGCAATAACTTCACCAACTTTTTCTGCCGGCTCAGACAAGTTAAAACTAGTTTGAGAACCAGTAGCTGTGTAGTTAATTCTAGAAAGTGCAGGGATTAATATAGGATTAAAATTTGCATCATTAGGATATCTTGCTATTGCCATAATTAACCTCTCATTGCTCTTCTTACTTTACCATTATTCTGAATATCTTTAACAACTAAATCAATAATCATTTGACCTGTATCGTTTCTTACTTTAGTAGTCTCTACTTGTTGAGGTGTACCATTATTTTGAACATTTACAACAACATTATTACCAGAATTCATTTTACCTGTTGCATTAAGCTGATTTAAAGCAGAACCTCCAATCGCTTTTGCAGCAGGTTTTCTTATAACAAACTCCCCAGGCTCTAGTAAAGCAGGCACTCTATCTCTTCTAGCAACAGAACCTCCCCCAGCAAACTGTTGAATTGAATTATTTAAAGGAACTTTTCCACCAAGATTGGCTCCAAAATAAGCAATAGCTTTTTTAACCGCAATTTCAAGGAACATTTGTACAAAAGTAGCTATCATTGCTGTTTTAAAATCACCTGTTGCAGCTAAAACAGTCCCAAATGTTGCTATTGTAGCACTAGATATTTTATCTAAAAATCCAGTAGTTTGCTCTTGTGTACTTTGTAATAAATCGGCTGTCTTTTTCTTTTCAGCATTTACATCAAATCCTTTATCAGACCCAACATATGCTCCTTGTCTTAAAGCAATAGGATCAGTACTAACATTTGCACCTGCGTTTGCACTTGTTGTTAATCTAGCTGAAGCATCAGCAGATCTATTAGTGACTAGGCCTACTAAATAATCTTTGGATTTATCAATAAGATCTCCTGCCAACTCTTTGATAGGGTCTGTAATAAGCTTATCAATAAATACTTGTTGAATGTCTAAAAGAAGATTATTAAATAAGTCTTTAACACCATCTCTGAAACCTTTCATAGTAAGAGTTCCCTCGTTAATCGATTTAAAAAACTCATTTACAGAGTTACCTAGAGTACCTCCAATTTTAGATTTTAAACCTTCAGCTATATTAGTAATCAAATCAAATTCTTTTTTAAGTTGTTTTACCTTTTCTTCGTGATTTAGTAGTTCTAAAGCAGCTTCATTATTTAAGTTCTTAATAATATTATCATACAGTTCTTTTTCAATCTCTTTTTCTTTTGCTATGTTAATTAATTTTCCTGCTATTAACTTATTAGTATCTTCAATTTCTTGAATTGTTGCTTGATTTTTTTCAGTTCTTAACTGGTTTTGTAATGTTCTTTCTTTTTCTATTAAAGCAGTAACTT